TGCCTCAGTACCGGGCGAGGGAAGAAAGCCTGCAAGTCCTCGTCGCGGATACGGGCCATGCAGTCAAGCATATCATCATGTGTCATGTATGGGAACTGCAAGTACTCCTCGTTGATGAAGTCCTGTATGAGGTCGTGCGAGCGCCCTTGGTAATCGGTGCGTACCAGACGCTCCGGAAGGAAAAACCGATGGTCTTGGAACAGTGGCTGGATACGTCTGATCCTGTCATTCTTGGGCATGGAGCCCTTCAAGACCGTGATGTCAAAGCGGTAGTTCTCGCGGTCCTGCCGCTCCTCGATGTACGCGATGTCGGACTGCATACCGTACTTCTCGTACCCGACCCCTATCGGGCGATACTGGGCGTGGAGTGACATAAGGCGCTGGGCCTTCTCTTGCAGGTTCAGCTTGTCGCGGATCATGTCAATGAGGTAGTAGTTCTGGTCTGTCCCCAGCCCTATGACGGCCATCACCGTGTAGTCTGAACTCTTCTTCTTCTCGCCGGACGGGTCCACGAGGATGTAGCGGTTCATGGTTGACCAGTCAGCGGCCCTCCACGTGCGTATCCACTCGGGGTTGAACGTCTGCTCCCCTTCCATCACGGGGTTGTTGAAGAGCTGGCAACTGGCGACATACGTGCCCATGTCCCGGATCTTGTCGGAGAGCACCTGACGGGAGAACAGCCATGGTTCCCCGTCGAAGGTACCGTCCTTGGTGGCCGAGTACAGGCGTAGCTTGACCGCTCCGCGCTTTATGAGCATGGAGTACGTGTCGGCCATGTGATAGCGGGTACCCACCATCCAGCGCCGGTTGCCCTGAATGGAGCCTAAGTTGAACGACAGGGATACGGCTTCAGTGACCTTGGCGATCATCTCCGGCGAGGTGACGGTATCCTTGGTAACGATGTCGTCGTAGACCATGAGCTTGTAGTGCTTGCCCGTTGGCATACCGTCCACAAGGCCCCATGCCTCGACGGTCATCTCCTTTGGTATCCCCCGGCGCTTGACGATGATGCCGTCGTCCTCGCTCCACTTGAGCGACTCCTTGGCCGGATCGGCGTACAGTATCTCGGGGAACAGCTCCTTCAGGTTCTCGTTCGTCTCGAAGTTCTGCTTGATCTGCCGCAGGAACGCCTTGGCCGACGGACGGTTGAAAGAGAATATGCCCACCGTTATCTCAGGGTCCCGCAGGATCTCCTGCGTCACGGCGGCCAGCGTTACGAGACTAGAGTTGTGCGTCGGTATCAAGTCGCGTCCTGCAAGGTACATTCCGCCTTCAACCTGAATGCAGGATGTATCAACCGGGTCTGCTTCAATAACAGATACCACCCTCCTGCAAGCCCTGTGTGCTGACGGACTTATCGACCGACGTTCTTTTCTGTGAAGCGAGAACACCGACCTGTCGTTGTGAGACTGGAATGATACGACCCACATCGGGAACTTCCCCTGTCCATTACAGGTGGTCCAGTATTTTGATATCCTCGGACGTAACGCAAGCCCGACGGCCAGTTCGTATACGTCCATAGCCAGACGCTCTGTTGAGTTGCAGAATGAAGCGTTTCCTCGCTCGTTGCACGTTCCATCTGTATCCATCAGCCCATTCAGCAGGTCTGACCTCTGCTGGATTGAACCCTCGAAGTATATCCTTGGTATATGCTTGTTCTTTACCACGCCAATGGCTCTGAACAGCGGAAATACACCGGTGTTATTCTTGCCTCTGGTTCCACCTCCAAACGCATACCTCCCAGTTCTTCCATCCCTCGGCTTCTGTTCTTTGACTTCATATCCAAACCCGGCAATCCTCATCGGAATATCTATGTCTTCGTACGAGCACGTTATGACTGGAGAATCGCTATTGCCATCTCCAAGCCATGCCCCTAGAACGTAAGGATGCACCGGCAGAGTTGCTTCCGGGTATTCCAGCTGTCCCTCTATTGCCCCTATGTCGTCTCCGACCTCAAGGTCACTGGCTTCGACAATACGCTCTGACCTTCCAGTGGCCCTGTATCCAGACTCATCGCGCTTGGATCTAAATATATCCCTAACCCGCCATAAGTGCCCTTCTCCACAGGTGATCTCTTTCCCATCCTGAAATGTGATCTTCAGGCACCTGTTGAACTTGTACCGTGGGCTGAGGGCCATAACCGGTACCGCTTTTCCCGAGGGAGCAAATACCTTGTCTCCAACGACGAGATCTCCATGGGTAGTCCAACCCCGGTTCTGCGTAAGCATAGGAGTGTCCAGAGGCAAGTCCTTAAAATGTTCGCGGGGCCACAGGTCTAGGTACCCGTCGCGGTCCTGCTCGAACTCCCTGCACCGCTCGAACACCCAGTCATTGTTGGCGAACTCAGAGGCATTGAGCCCGTACATGAACAGGAAAAAGAGGTCGGACAGCATGAGTTGCCGCATCACGAGGTCAAGTTCCCCCGAGTCCCGCGCCTCCCTGATGACGGTCTTGTACCGCTCGAGGGTACGCTCGCGCCGGTTCAATCGTCCTCCACAGCGTAGTCCACACCGTCATCGTCCACGGGGTCTGCTTCCCCGAATGAACAGGTGGCATCCTCAGCCTCGAATACACCGATATCGTCGATGAGTCCCTGCATCACGGGAGACAGCACGCGGGTCTTTTCCTTGCCGTCCGAGTACTTGGTGGCAATGAGCGCGAGCTTGGCCATATCCGTGGCAATAGACCGGATCTCCCGTACCGCCGCGATGGCCGCAGAGTAGTTCCGCTCGACATACTTCCCGCCAGTATCGTCGCGGTCAGCATTGAGCGCATCGATGTCGGAATCCATGATGTCTGCATAGATACGCCGTGCCATCCTGCGTGCATCGAGCATCTCGTCGTAGAATACGATGGCGTCTTCATTGCGCTTCTGTATTTCGGTTTCCACCCTGTCATCTCCCCATGGCCGCAATGGCCCGCGCTGTTCTTCCCCGTCGAACGCATACCACCTCTTCGGTAGTGTTCCCTGTGGCCGCCCCTGCGGTTCCTGCGAGGGTGGTGGCCGGTCTGCGGCACGATCGAATGCCGCATCATACCACGCAATGTCCTCAGGGGTAAGGAGGGCCACGTCGTTATCGTACTTCCCCTCGCGCTCCCCGGCCTCTGTCAGCAAGGCCCGTTCGATGATGGCCTGTGGTCCATGCACCCGTGAACGCTTCTGTGGCCTCACCGCCTCATGCGGCCCATCGGTGGCATCCTCGCCGGCCACAACGTACACGGGCCCCACATGGTTGACGACATGCGTCACCACCTGTCGGTGCGTAAGGCCCATGTACCCCGTTTCCGGGATACTCCCCAGTTTTACGATCAACTCATGGTCTATTTCACGGTGCCGCTCGTTGTTGCACAGCGGGCACATGCCCGAAGGCCCGAAGGCAGAACTGGCACGGTACGTCCGCCCGTCGAGCGGGTAAAAATACGGCGGGCAATCGGTCGCCTCGAAGATGATGCCACCCGAGTCCCGGCGAGGAATGGGAGTTCGGCTCCATTCAGGCTCCCCGACGTACTCATTGTCGCACCGGGTGTCCTTCCGCTCGTGAAACTGGGCCTTTGGGCCGATCACATTGGAGGGTTTTATGATTTTGTCGTCGCGGAACGGCTTGAGCCTCATATTTGACCATCATACTACACATGGAAGGGGTGAATCAACGGCCAAATTGTGCAAAAACAGTGGAAAATGGTGCAAAAGCTGTGGAAAACCTGTGCAAAAGTGACGAAAAGTGATAAAAAAATTTTTGCAGTAAAAAATTATTGACGTGTTATGTAATAATCACTGGTCACTGTTCACGGTTCACGGTTCACTGGTTGCTGTTGTATGGAAAGTATGAAAAGAGGGTTCGGGGGATTACGGGGACAGGAGGAGGGGGTCCCCCACCGCCCGCCCCGGGGGTCGCAAAAGCCCCCCCCACCCCCTCGTTTGTCCATTATCTCCAGCGCGTCCAATCCCTCCACCCTGCATCATGGATCGCCTGCTGCCTGCATCATGGTCCTTGCATCATGGATCGCCGCCATGCTGTATCATGTCGCCCATTATCCATGGGTTTATGGTCCATTGTGGCCTTAATGGTGCAATGCTAGGCCATGGTCTATGGATAAACCCTCCCAGTTTAACGTCAGAGGGTCGCCAGCGCGTCCGCCATGGTTTAGGGTCAAATTATATGCCTTATGCTGATCGGACGTGCTGGCGGTACCTTGGCGCGTGATTCAATGATTCAGGCGGCAGGTGAACCAACGGGCAGGGCTCCGGCGGCAGGGATACCATTAGACCATGAACCGGCAGACCATGAACCGCCGGGTAAAATTAATGCACAATGCGCGGCTGGCAGCGGAACAGCTGGCGAGGATACCGAATCTGGTAATACCACCCCAAAAACCCACAAATCGTGTACCATTAATTTTTCTTAACTTTGACCGCTTTTCGATAATTCCAATCCCTACCACAAATTACGTGTTATATTTTC